CCCCACCCCCACAACCACAACCCAACGGTCACCGCTACAACAGCGAAACCCCAAAAGCGTAACGCCCGTCAGCCGGGGGAAGCGTCCCATGAAGAAATGCGTCCACTGTGGAAAGACAATCTCCCCCGGCCAAGCCGGGCGCCGCAACTACTGTAACCAAGCCTGCAAACAAGCCGCCTACCGAGAAAGAAAGGTGACACATGAACTGCCCCACTGCTAACCAGCTTGCACAAACCTGGTACCAAACAGCAACCCCCATCCCCAGGCCATCCGACAGCCTGACCCCCGCCGACCGTCAGCAAATCCAAGCCGACCGCCTAACCCCCGCCTACCAAACCACCCTCGAAGCCTACAAAGCCCACCGCCAAAACTGCCCCACATGTTACGCTACTACCAGCGTAACAGAAAGATAACACCATGATCCACATCCTACAACCCACCCCCGAACAACAAACCCTCATCGACAGCCTAGCCAAACTAATCCCACACCAACACATCACCATCCGCCAGGCGATCCACATCGAAACCCACACCCCCGAAGCAGAAACCCTACTAACAGCCCTCCTGCAAATGTCGCAGCCCGCGCAAATGTCGCAGCCCGCGCAAATGTCGCAGCCCGCGCCAGAACCCGCCATCCCGCCCAGGCGCGCCAGCACACCAGCCGCCAAGCCAACCGGAAAGTGTCAGCACTGCGGAGCAGAGACCACCTACAACAAGCGCGGCCAAATCAGCCTATATTGCAACGATACATGCAAGCGTGAATACCTACGTGATAAAATGCGCGCAATCGCCAAGAAAGCCGAGGCCCACAAAGCCGAAAAAGAAGCACAGCCCATCCCCGAACCCATCCTACAAGCCCGATCAGGAAAGCCCATCCTCGCCAAGAAACTATAACAATCACCCCCAAGGAAACGACATGAACCCCCGACAACACCTAATCCTAACCCTAATCACCATCCTAATCACCGTCCTGCTGATTGCCGCCTTCCTACCAGCAGCCCCCACGCCAGGCCCGACCAGCCCAGCAGCCCAAACCGCAACCCAAGCCAGCACAGAATTCGACCTACAACTAACCGCCCTCGCAGCACAGAAAACGCCGCCATGCTCACCCAACACGAAACCCTGACCTTCCGCAGCCTGAAAAAATCAGCCATCGTCCTGATGCTCCTGATACGCGCCGGCAACGAAGCTCACAACGCCAAACAAATCGCCGATATCCTCGACATGGACTACAGCACAACCCGCAAACACCTAGACAGCCTCGCCGCGCTCCAACTCGCCAACGAAACCCCGGTTGGCTGGATCGCCTCAAGCAGCGCCTACCAACTTTCAGCAAGTTATCCACAAGTTTATCCACAGGCAGACAACAAAACTGTGGAAAGCGCGAGATTTTCCCGCGCTCTTAAAGACTCCTCCACCACCTCCGCCCATACTTTTCTATTGGAGGAGGAGGAGGAGGAGGAGAGAGAAGAGGCATCCAAACGCGAGAAAACCGCGTCAGAAGAAACCCGCATCGACGAAGCCATAGAAGAACTGGAAGAGCGCGGCGTACTGGTAAACAACCCAGTAATCTCGCTAATCGAACGCAAAGACTACATCACCGCCGCCTACATCAGCTACCATGCAGACCGCCTCGAGCGCGAGAAAAAATATTCCTCCGGGCTCCTACTGCGCGTCCTCAAAGACGGAGACCCACTACCAGACCCCAACGCCCAAGAGCGCCGCAAATGGCGCAGACAGAAAGAGAAATACGGAGATTACATAGCATAATACCCCCCGTGCTATCGTGTATAATATACACATAGGTACACGATAGCACAGCACAACAAACAGCATGAACAACAAACGCACCCCAAAAACATCAGGCGCGCAACCGGGAAACACAAACGCCCTCAAACACGGACTCTACTCGCACCGCTTCCGCCAGGCCGATATCGCAGCACTGGCCGAACTCGACGCCAACATAGACCAAGAAATCGACGCCCTCCGCATAGCCTGCAAACGCATGTTTGAATATGCCACCGACATCGGCGAAGAAGATCCCGCCGAAGGGCTAAAGGCCTTCTCCCTGTTTGCCAACACAACCAAGACCCTATCAACCCTACTCAAAACCAAAGCAATCGCAGCCGGCTCAGCAGACGACGCCATCCGCCGCGCCGCAATGGACGCCATAGCCGCCATTGCAAAAGATTGGAGCTAACATGCCAAGCCCCACCTGTGAAGTCATCCACAACGCCCACCAAGCCGAAGCCCTCGCACACGACCTACACAAAGCCATCCGCCGCCTAAAGCGCAGCCTCGACAAGTGCGCCACTTGCAGCCAGGCAGACGATTGCAGCCCCCGCCAGCAGATCAACGCCCAAATCAGCGAAGCCATCACCGCCATAAGCGACGATTGGAGCAGCGCCCCGGTAAACATATGATGTCCGAATGGAAAACACCTACACAGAAGCCCTTAAAACCGCTCTCAGAAGCCCTACACGCTTCACAAAAGCATTTCATGGCATTTCCCTCAGACAATACCAGCAGCGCCCCGCAGAAGCCATTCTAGCAAGCATCCAACAGAACTTAGGACTAACCTTCGTGATCCTCTTCCCCAGGCAATCGGGCAAAAACGAACTACAAGCACAGCTAGAAAGCTACTTGCTTTGCTGCCTATCCAACCGCCCCGCCGAAATCGTGAAAATCTCGCCCACCTGGAAGCCGCAAAGCCTGAATGCCATGCGCCGCCTGGAACGCAACCTACAAAAAAACCTGATTGCCCAGGTCATCGGCTGGCAAAAAGAAAGCGGATACATATACCGCGTCGGACAGGCCCGCTGTATCTTCATGTCAGGCTCCCCCACAGCAAACATTGTGGGCGCAACCGCATCAACCCTACTCGAATGTGACGAAGCCCAAGACGTACAGCCCGCCAAATGGGACAAAGAAGTAGCCCCCATGGCCGCCAGCACAAACGCCACCCGCGTCTTTTGGGGTACAGCATGGACTTCGCAAACCCTACTGTCACGTGAACTACGCGCCGCCCGCGCCGCCCAAGAGCAAGATGGTCGGCAGCGCGTCTTTCGCCTGACCGCCGACGATGTAGCCGCCGAACTCCCCGCCTACGGGCAATTCGTCTCAACAGAAATCGCCAAGCATGGACGTAATCACCCCTTCATCCGCACCCAATTCTTCTCAGAAGAAATCGACTCCGAAGGCGGCATGTTCCCCCCATCCCGCATAGCCCTAATGCGCGGCGCGCACCCCCGCAACGACGAACGCCCAACGCCAGGCGTTTTATACGCCTTCCTCATCGATGTGGGTGGAGAAGATCAAAGCGCCACCGCCGACCCAAACGCCGACAGTCAGCCCTACTCAACCCACGACTCGACGGTCCTAACCTGCATCGAAATCGAGCCAGGCAGCCAGCAGCCCCGCTACCGCTGCATCTTCCGCGTAAGTTGGACGGGTGCAGGACAATCCGCCATTTTCGCACACCTGCAAAACTATATCACCTACTGGCAGCCCCGCAGAATCATCATCGACGCCACCGGCATCGGAGCAGGCCTGGCAAACCTACTGCAATCCCACCACGGAGCCACAACCGTGATCCCCTTCGTGTTCACCAGCAAGAGCAAATCTGATCTCGCATGGAACTTCATATCGCTGATCGAGAGCGGACGCTACACCGAATACACCCCCTTCGACGAGACCCTACTCCAACAACTACAAAACTGCCAACTCGAAATCATCCCCGGCCCCGCCCGCCTGTGTAAGTGGGGCGTCCCCAATGGGCAACACGACCCCATCACAGGCGACCTACTACATGACGATCTAATCCTATCCGCCGCGCTTGTCTCAGAGCTAGACAATCAGCCCTGGGGCAGCGCCCAATCCCACATCATTCAAGCCGCCTCACCCCTAGACAATCTCACCTGGTAAAGATAAGAAAGGACACAACCCCATGCCAACGCTACCCCTTCCCCCCAAGCCCGAAATCATCAGCGTAACGATCCCCGCACCCGCCCCCGCTCCCGATCTACAAGCCCGCCTCAACGCCGACTTTCACGCCGGGCGCGTATCCGTGGCAGATTATGCCATCGTGTTAGAGCTGGGAGAACTGATCGAGCAGCTTCGTATCCTCAACAGCACCCTCACCAGCCTGAAAGGCCGCCTGAAATGAGCCTACTCTCCACCGTCACCCAATCCGCCCTCAAACTGATACGCATCCTCGCAGACCGCCGCATCACCCCCGATGAATACGAAGATGCCGCCCAAATCATCGAAGCCCTAGCCATCCAGTTAACGCACCTGGCCCACAGTTTACGCACCCGCATATAGGATACCAACATGGCCCAATCCGGAAAACGCACCGTTACCACCGCCGGCACAGAGGTGCCCCTCACCGCCAGCAGCCAGCCCGCCAATTGTGCGGTAAGCGTCAAAGCACTCAGCACAAACACCGGGCTAATCTACCTCGGAGGCCCATCCGTCAGCAGCACAGACGGATACGAACTCTCAGCCAGCGAACAAGTAATCCTAGATTTTGTAAGCGACCTGATCAACCTCTGGATAGACTCAAGCGTCAATGGTGAAGGCGTAACATGGCTACTGCTCACCGCATAAGACGCCCCCCAAACGACGCCCACCGCCGCCAGCCCATACCCGCCCTAAAAAAGCCGCTCCTACGCGATTACTTCACGGGCAGCCTATCCGCCGGCAGCGTCAACAGCACAGCCGCCGCCCCCGGCCCAGGAACACGCACCGTCATAGACACAGCCAACCACATCAGCGTATCCAACAAACTCGACTTTGATGGCGGAAAAAGCGCCTGGGGCGACCCCGGCCTATGGTACGCCGGCCTCACCCGCGCCCCCGGGCAGATGCTGCTTGCCCGCATCGATGCCAAAGACGCCGGCTCCATGCTCTTCGGCCTCGATCAAAACCAAAGCGGCACCATCCGCACAGGAACAAATCTCGGCGGAGCCTACAGCATCAACGCCAGCACAGCCGCCGCCACATCCATGCAAATCCTCGGACGCCGCCTATCCTCCAGCATAGACCTATGCCTAATCCAGCGCGCCAACGGATACATGTGGCTCATGAACCAGATGGGCAAATGGGAGCTGCTCTGGGCCAACACCGCCGAATCATGGACGCCCGAATACCCCGCCCTCGCCAGCTACGCCAGCGCGTTCAACTGTCTACGCATCATAGCCCCCAAAGAACGCTACCTCCCCAGCCCCACCGTAAGCGACGGCTTCAGTACCACCACCTCAGACGGCCTGGGCCACGCCGAGACAAGCGGACCCGGCGCAGGCGGCAGCAGCCAAACATGGAGTGATAGCATCGGCACATGGGGCGTATCCGCCGGAGCATGCAGCGCGGCAGCGCTGGCCGGAGGTCTAGCCGTGCGAACAGTCGACTGCAAAACCCCCCACCTAATCTTAGATATTGCCATCACACACGCCGCAGGAAGCGCCGGCCTGGTCTTCTGGTACCAAGACGATAGCAACTACTGCACCGCCTACACCGATGCGACAGATCTAAAAATAACGCAGACCGTAGCCGGAGTAACCACCGAAATCGCATCTGTAGCCATCACCTACAGCGCCGGGGCAGTCCTACGCGTGGTGATCAAAGACCGCATCATCCGCGCCTACTACAACGGAGTCTACAAATCCGGTCCCGAACTATGCTACTACCCCGACCTCACCAGCCAGACCCGCGCCGGCCTATACACCACCTCCACCCTCAACACCTTCGACAACTTCACCGCCTACGCCATCGGCCTCGAAGGCCAACACAACCGCCTCAACAAACACCTCCCCCGCCCAATTACCCAAGAGATCATTCACATCGGAGATTCAAAAGTCTGGCCCAACCCGGCCTACATCCCCGAACTATCCGATAAGCTGGCAGCCGCCTCCATCATCCAGCCCGCCTACTACACCACCCGCCGAGTATGGAGCTACCCCGGATACGACACCACCGAAATGGCAACCATCATCAACGACCTGATTGACACCCTCACCAACGAAAGCCCCTACCGCATCCTGATTAACCTGGGCATCAACGATTGCCCCTCCATGCCCACCGAAGCCGCCTACAAAGCCAACTATGCCAGCATCCTCGACGCCCTACACGCCGCCTTCCCCACCGCAAAGATCATATGCATGATCGTATGGGGCCGAGGATACGCCACCGAATGTAACACCCTCGCCAACTGGCAAGCCGATGTCATCAGCACACGTTCCACCTGGGCCAAACTTGGCCCCGACGAACGAATATTCCTAGAAAACTCAGACGATGGCGCCACCTACACCGCCGATGGCATTCACCCCACCGCCGCCGGTTACACCCTCACCGCCGAGCAATGGAAAGACGCCATCATAGCCCCCTGGTAACCCACCCATGAGCAGCACAGAAAGCAACCTCCTGGTCAGCATAGGCGCACAAATCCCCATCGTGGCGGCCTTCGTATGGTACTCCATCTACCTCTACCGCCAATTCGCCGACTTCCTACGCGAAGAACGCACCGAACGCGCCCGCCAACGCGACGAAGAGCGCGCCGAACGCGCCCGCCAGAACGAGCAAATCACCGCCGCCATCAACCGCAACACAACCGCCACCGAACACCTGACCGACATCACCGGAAAGACCTACGAACGCGTCGCCAAACTCCACGAAGAATTCACAATCGCCATGGCCCGCATGAACGAACGCGAACGCACAACCCCCCGCAAAAAGGAAACGAACAAAACATGACCCCCACCCAACAAGCCGCCCTCAGCAAAGCACGCCAGATGATTCAACACGCCGACCTGACCCGCCTAAGCTTCCACCCAGGCAGTGATCCCAAAGACGCCATGAACGCCCGCCGCCTGTTGATCAACGCCATCCTACAACAAATCGACTGCAAACCCACCACCGCCGCCGCCGCCCTCAGCAGCGCCATCCGAGAAAGAGAACAATGCTTAAACGATTTCTAGCCCGCTTCTTCAAGTTGACCGCTGTCACCAGCCAGGTGGACGATAGCAAAGGTTGGAGCAGCTACACCAACACGCGCCACGATTACGACCCCGGCACCGTCCTAGAGCATTACAACGACGCCCTTGAAGCCTGGCGCAAAAACCCGATTGCCTGGCGCATTATCGCCATCACATCCGATTACCTGGTAGGCGACGGCATCAGCATCACCTCCCCCAACCGCAGCCTCAACAAATTCATACAATCCTTCTGGTATCATCCCAACAACCGGCTTGACCTCAAACTACCAGACATGTGTGACGAACTCAGCCGCTCAGGTGACCTATTCGTAATCCTCTTTCGAAACCCCGTCGACGGCCTATCCTACCTACGATTCACCACCAAAGACCGCATCAAGCAAATCGACACCGCCCCCAACGATTGGGAAACCGAAACCCGCTATATCGAATATGGCGACGCCCCCGGCCAAGAGCGAGAGTGGTTCTCACCGCACCACCCCGACGCCCGCAGCAAAGACGCCATCATGTTACACTACGCCATCAACCGCCCAATCGGAGCGCTACTGGGTGAGGGCGACCTCACGCCCATGATCCCCTGGTTACTCCGCTACTCGCGCATGTTAGAAGATCGAGTAAAATTGAATTGGGCAATCCGATCATTCCTGTGGATGGTAACCGTACCAGCCAACAAAGTACTTGAAAAGCGAGAGCAATACCGCAACCCGCCCGAAGCCGGCAGCATTATCATCAAAGACGAATCCGAAATGTGGGAAGTACAAGCACCCTCGCTGCACGCCGCCGACGCCAGCAAAGACCTGCAAGCCGTACGCCAGATGATCGACGCCGGCTCAGGCTACCCGCCCCACTGGAGAGGCGAAGCGGGCGACGCCAACTTAGCAACAGCCACCGCCATGCAAGGCCCAACCGAAAGACACCTGGTAAAGCGCCAGCAATATTTTAATTACGTCATTCAAGACATCCTCTACCACGCCTACACCCGCCAGGCTGAGCTAGGCCTCAACCGCAAACTCAACACCGACGACTACTCCAAGCTGTTCATCATGCAACAACCAGACGTCAGCCGCGTAGACAACGAAGCGCTGGGACGCGCCGCCTCCGCCATCACAAGCGCCATGGCCAGCCTGGCGCAGCAGCTCCCCGGCATGCCCACCACCCTCGCAGCCCAGGCCATCCGCATGGCCTTTCACTTTGCAGGCGCAGACCTCGACGAAGACGAAATCGAGCAGATCCTAGCCGAACTCAAACCCATACAACAAGAAGAAAAGGACGCAGACCATGAACAAACTAACCCTGACAACGGGCCAAATCCAACAGAGACAACCCGAGACGCGCAAATATAGCGCCCAATTCGTACAGGCCGGGCGCATCAAAGCCGCAGACGGCCAGCCCGGCCCGCTGATCCTCCCCCCCGAAACCCTGCAAGCCGCCGCCCTACGCGGCATGTTCCACAATCGCGCCATCTTCCTCGATCATGCCAGCATGTTCGACTACCCCTCCCTCGATAACCTAATAGGGGTAACCCTCTCCGCCGAATGGAACGAGAGCAGCCAGGCCATTACGGGCGAAATCGAGATATACGAAACCCCCGCCGGGGCCATTGCCACCAGCCTGATCGACGAGATCATAGCCACCCCCGCCAGCGCTCCCGATGTCGGCCTATCCATGGTCTTCTACCCCCAATACACCGAACCCAACCCCGAAGACCAAACCATCACCATCCTATCGATTCGCCACATCGAATCGATAGACCTGGTATTTCAGCCCGCCGCCAACGGGCGAATCCTCCAAAAACTTTCCAGGCATTACACAGGCGCGCCGCGCCCCCACAGCCTAGACAGTAACCACCAATCCGCACCCTACCAAACAAAGGAACCAACCATGCCCCCCACAGAAGAAAAACCATTCACCACCCCCCACCTAAACGTAGTGCAAGTCTTATTACGCTCAGGCCTTCCCCCCGCTGCCCAGGAAAAGCTAGGCGAGCAAAGCTACCCCAACCTCGAAGCCCTGAATAGCGCCATCGAAAACGAGCGCGCCTACCTCGCCAGCCTCAACGCCCCCACCACAATCCAACTGGGAGCCCCGCCCCGCGGCGGCCAGATCAGCAACATGAAAGACAGCCTAGACCGAATCACCCTCGCAGCCGAGGCCCTAATCGCCGGCCTCCGCCCCAAAGACGTAGCGCCCCTATCAGGCATCCGCGAGCTATACACCCTCCTGTCAGGTGACTATGAAATGTCAGGCGTATTCCACCCAGAGAGAATCGGCCTCGGCAACGTCAATTCCTCCACCATGGCCGGCATCGTAGCCAACGCCCTCAACAAAGTCGTGATCAACGAATTCCAGCAATACCCAAAATGGTGGAGCAGCATCTCACAAGAACTCGACTTCACCACCCTCCAACAGGTGAAATGGATTACCTTAGGCGGCATCGGAGAACTGCCCACGGTCGCAGAAGGCGCAGCCTACACAGAACTCACCTGGGACGACAACACCGAGACGGCCACCTTTTACAAAAAGGGCGGCTACCTCGGCATCACCCTAGAAGCCATCGACAAAGACGACACCTCCCGCGTAGCAGCCGCCCCACGTGCGCTAGCACAGGCAGCCTGGTTAACCCTCAGCAAGAGCATCTCCAGCATCTTCACCAGCGCCGCCGGGGTTGGTCCAAACCTGGCCGATGGCAACGCCCTGTTCTACGCCCGCTCCGCCGGCACCAACGTCGGCACCACCGCGCTCTCAATCACCGCATGGAACACGGTCAAAACCGCCATGCGCAAATTCACCGAACTAAACTCAGGCGAGCGCCTCGGGGCGCTTGTCTCCCCCAAGTACATCCTGGTACCGCCCGACCTCGAGACCACCGCCCTCCAGGTACTTGCTTCCGAAGCAGACTACACCTACGCCCTATCCAATGGCGTAGCCGCCCCCACCAACGTATTTGCCGAAGGCGACGCACACAACGCCCGCCTGATGTCCGCCCGCAAGCGCGTGATCGTGGTGGACCTGTGGACGGATACAAACAATTGGGCAGCAATTGCAGATCCAATGATGTACCCCACCATCGGCATAGGCTACCGCTACGGTCGCCAGCCAGAGATTTTCTCGGTCGCTTCCCCAACCGCCGGCCTAATGTTCACCAACGACACCATGCCGGTTAAAGTGCGCTTCTTCTATGCCACCGGCCCGCAAGACTGGCGCGGCATGTACAAGATGAATGTCACCTAAACCCAACCCCCACCCCCACCCCCACCCCAACACGGAGAATCCCACATGAACGCAATGTTCTCAGTCAGCCTCACCATCCCCGGCACCCTGGCGGCCAACCACGTCTTTGACATCAAAGCCCCGTGCAACTGCCAACTGATCCACGTCAGCCTATCCAACTCCACCGCCAACGCTGGCACGCTCAAAATCGGCACATCCTCCGACGATGACGCCCACCTTGCCGCAGAAGACTTCGGCGTATCCAACACGCCCGTAGTCGTAGACAGCTTCTCAGAGTTCGACGGAGCTGGCGCAGGCGGGCAATACCCCAAAATCGCGCTCAACGAGCAAGTCAAAGTCACCGTGACCGACCACGGCTCCCATATGGCAAACGTGATCGTCGTTCTCACCTTCACCGAAGGATAACGGGCCCACCGACCCGCAGAATCACCCACACCAAGCGGGCGCAGGGGGAAAGCCAGCGCCCGCCCAGGAAAGGTAAAGCTCATGGCTGTTCAAGGCGTACTCAACTACACACGCAATGGCACAGGCAACGGAGTACTCTACACCGGAGCCGGAATCGTCAACTGTTTTCTTGCCACCTCAGGCGACCACGTCTCAGACGATATAATCGTACTACACGACTCAACAAACCCAATCGCCTCGCCAAACCCCATACTAACAGTACACGTAGACTCAGACTACAGCGTAGAATTCACCCGCCCCGTACAAGACGGAATCTGGTTCGGAACTGCGCTCTCATACGTAATCACCGGGGCAGATTGCGCCTTCCAACTCACCGTACACACCATCAGGACGCCCTAATCATGACAACCTACGCCGGAATGCAAACCAACCTCAGAAACTACCTCGGCGATACCGTGGTAACCTACACCTGGACAGACGATCAAATCAAGCTCTTCATCGTCAACGCCATAGCAAACTACTCCCAATACTTCCCCCGCCGCATGAATACCACCATCGACGCCGATGCAGGCGACCGTGAATACAACCTCCCCTACAACGTACACGGCATACTCAGCGTAGAATACCAGCCCCTCGGCATATCCAGCACCCCGCGCCGCTACATGGCCCGCATGGACTCCACCCTCGACGCCTTCTTCCAAACAGAAGATGTATACGACTGGCGCAAGAACGATATCTCAGACGCAGTACTACAACCCCCCGTAATCATCGTAAACCCCGTCACCGCCGCCGCCGCCGATACCTACTACATCGAGTACAACGGAGACCACGCCATCCCATCCGGCTCAACCGATGTAATCACAGTCCCCGACCGACACATAAACCTGATCTACCTATACTGCCGCTGGCAGGCACTGCAAGAAATCAGCACAGGGGTGAAACGCGCCAACTACATCATATCCATCAACGACACCCAAACCAGCCCCGGCACATACGAAAACCCCTACAGCGAAATCGACCTAAAACGCACCATGGATACCTACCTGGCAGCAATCCGCAACGCCCAAAAATCCGAATCCGAATCCGCCCGCCTAACCTGGCCCATGGACAAACACGGACGAATATACTAACCCGCTCAACACTCGTTCCCACTCGAAACGCATCAAAAGCGCGCGCGACCCAAAAGCCGATTCACTCCAAAAAGTGATCAAATGCTTTTGCTCTTAATCCACGGGCATCGCATAGAACTATGTATGCTCTATGCCACGGTACGCATGGCTTCGCACCCGTCCCGCGAATCAGGAAATCCAGCAAAAGCATATCAGCCCCATCGAAGGCGCGCCCAAAAAGCAATTGGTCAAAAACCGCATCTGTCAGCCCCTTACCCGTCCCGCGATTCAGGAACTCAGCCAGGAACGCAAATGCCCCCCGCTTAAGCGCGGCCCAAAAAGCAATTGGTCAAAAACCGCATCTGTCAGCCCCTTACCCGTCCCGCGATTCAGGAACTCAGCCAGGAACGCAAATGCCCCCCGCTTAAGCGCGGCCCAAAAAGCAATTGGTCAAAAACCGCATCTGTCAGCCCCTTACCCGTCCCGCGATTCAGGAACTCAGCCAGGAACGCAAATGCCCCCCGCTTAAGCGCGCCACGCAACGAATACCGGAACCACGAAACAGCACGCCCGTAGAGAGGGCTATGCGCAAAACGCAAAAGCAGCGTTTAGACGCATAGCCAACCGGAGCAACGCACAGCGGCACAGCCTGATTTATCGGGCTGTGGAAACTGCCGGCGCTGCGGGGCTGATGGAAAACGCAAACGCGGCGTTTCCCACAGCCCCTATGGAAAACGCAAACGCGGCGTTTCCCACAGCGCCTTGGATAACCCTTCACACCCAACCGCCAGACCCAAAAACAGCCAGGTCAGCCAACCGCCAGACCCACACCCACAGCGGGTTACCCACAGTTCCCACAGCCCCTACTACTACTACGCGCACACGCCACAAAACCCAGGAAACCACGTCACCACGCACAACACACAGACCACGCGCCAGCACGCACCGCGCCCAAAAG